GATTCTGATTTATGATGATTTCAGGGTGGAGATTGTGTTCAAGTATCGTCAGGAGATGGAAAAGGTTACCGGACTGTTTGATGTCGCAAATGAGAAGAATGCGGAGCCAGTGTACACCATGGTAGATGGTTTGCCAGTGCTGGAGCTTAAGGAGGCAGTGTAAATGGCGAGAACGAAGAACAGATTTAATGCAGTTCAGATACCAGAACCGGTAACAGCTGATGTACCTGCAAAGCAAAGAAAATCCTTTCGCGTTGCACTTTATGCCAGATTGTCGGTGGAACTGAAATCCAGACCATCGGAGTCCATAGCCAACCAGCTGAGTATTTTAAGAGAATTTATCAGGGATAAGGCTGAATTTGCAGAATACCATGAATATGTTGACAGTGCAGTGTCGGGAACCAGTTTTGACAGACCTGCATTCGGGCAGATGATGGATGATGTCAGAGATGGGAAAATCAGTTGCATTATTGTGAAGGATATGTCCCGTTTTGGCAGGGATTATATCGAAGCCAGCAACTATATTGAAACGATATTTCCGTTCCTCGGGGTCCGTTTTATATCGGTAAGTGATCATTTTGACACAGAGGCAGAATTTAACCAGAATAAGGCACTGGAAATTGCATTGAAAAATCTGGTGAATGATATGTATACCAAGGATATTTCAAAGCGTGTTTCAGTCAGTCGCAGGCTTGATATGGAAAGGGGCAAATTTACGGGAAGCAATGCACCATATGGTTATAAAGTGGATAGTGGGGATGCCCTTCGTAAGTATGTGATAGACAGGGATGCGGCGGCAGTTGTCCGTCAGATTTTTGAACTGGCAGCAGATGGAGTGACGCTCAGGGAGATTGCGAAAGCACTTCAGGAGTATCGTCTTGCATTACCGGGAGATTATCTGAAAACAGGGAATCTCTATGTGGAGGAAGGTGCAGAGGCAAAGGCATGGTATCCCGGTACGATTTCCAACATCCTGAAAAATCAGGCTTATATTGGGAACATGGTACAGGGGAAAAGGCGTACCAGCCTGTATGATAACGAGGCAAGGCATGCTACGGATGAAAATGATTGGATTGTGGTTGAAAATACCCATGAGGCAATCGTGGATAAGGAACTATTCGATAGGGTAAGAGCTGTTATGGATAAGAAGGTGAAAGAAAGCATTTTCACATCTGGCAGGGGAAAGAATCTGCCAATAAAAGAGGATATCTTTGCAGGAATTTTATTCTGTGGAAATTGTGGCAGAAGAATACCTTTAGCTTCCAGAATCTTAGAAAGGGATGGAGTGCTGGATCGTCAGTATTTTTATTCATGCAGATACAATTATGATTTTGGTGGGAAACAGTGTGGCTGTACCATCAAGGAGCAGGATCTTATAAAGGTGGTGCATAACCTGCTTACAACTCAAATTGCAGTACTGACCGACAGTGCCAGGACGGAGGCTTCCATGCGAGGCGTGATGGACAGGGAACTGAAAAATCATGACATGAGGATTCAGAAGCTTCAAAAGCAGATTGACAGGAAGAATTACGAAGAAAGCAAAGAGTATCAGTCTTATGTTACGGGAGAGATTACTAAGGCTGATTTCAAGTGCAGGCAGGAGAAAAACGCTGATGCCATAATGAGACTTCGGGGACAGATATCGGATGAAGAGGCAAGCCGCAGGCGTGTGAAGAGATTTTGTGAGAAGAAGATACAGTGGCTGAAAGCGATTTATCGTTTTCAAAGTGAGGTCTCCCTGGATAGAAATATGATTAAAATACTGGTCGACAGTATTTACCTGTATCCGGATAAGAGGCTGGTAATTAACCTGAATTTTAAAGATGAGTATGCCAGGATGGCAGACGGAGAGGAGATATAGAATGGAGCAGATAGCAATATATTTGAGATTGTCAAAGGAAGATGAATTTGTAAAAGATGAGAGCAACAGTATTACCAATCAGCGTGCTTTTATCCGTGGATTTATCAATAAAAATAAGGAACTTCGCAAAATGAGTGTGGTTGAGTTTGTGGATGATGGCTATTCTGGTAAAAATATGGACCGCCCGGATATGCAGAAAATGCTGGAAATGGTGAAAAGAAAGCAGATTTCATGTGTTATTGTAAAGGATTTCTCCAGATTTTCCAGAGATCATATCGAGCAGGGGAAATATATTGAACAGATATTTCCTTTTATGGGTGTGCGATTTATTGCCATAAACGATAATTATGACAGCGCAGATTACGTGGGGGGTATCGGTGAGATTGATGTTGCATTTAAGGGGATTCTATATGATTTCTTCAGTGAGGAACAGTCTTCCAAAGTATCATTGACACTTGATACAAAGCGTGGCAATGGTAAGTACATAGCTACCTATGCTCCTTATGGCTATGTGAAAAGTCCGGAGGACAAGCATAAGTTGGTTGTGGATGAGTTTGCCAGTCAGATCGTAAAGCGCATTTTCAAAGAGTTTCTGTCTGGAAAATCTATGTACAAAATTTCAGAAGGACTGAACCGGGATGGAATAGATACGCCGGGCGTGTATATTGCCATGCAAGTAGGAAGTGAAAAGCAACTTGCCAGATATCGTGAGAAAAAGCCTCTCTGGAATAATGTTGCAGTAGGAAGAATCCTCGGAAATGAGCAATATACCGGCACGATGATTTACAGCCGCTTCAAGCGTGAGAATGTTGGAGATAAACATGCAAAAGCACTTCCAGAGAATGAATGGAAGCGTGTGGAAAATTGTCACGAAGCAATTATAAACAAGGAGGATTTTGAAAAAGTAGCTGCCATGCGAAAAGAAAATACATGTGCCAGTGCCAAAAGAAAGCATGAAACACATTGCCTGACTGGTAAAATGATCTGTGGTAACTGTGGGCATCGCCTGTCCCATACTTATGCCGGACGACCGAAGTATTATTGTGCAAATCATTATCTGGATAAATCGGATGGAAAATGCAATATCAGTGTGCTGGATGCCGATATAGAAAGCATTGTGAAGAAAGCACTTCAGATGATGATTGATGTACTGGTAGATTCCAGAAAGGTTGTGGATATGCAACGGGCGAAGCAGGCAGAGCGATTAAAGCAGGCAGAGAAGCATCTTTCAGATATGGAGCATAGCCGTGAACTAATTGAAAAGGATTTGCGTGAAGCTTATGAAAGCTACAAGCTGGAAATGACAGATAAAGAAACATATCTGGAACAGCGCAAGACATATGAGCACGTGTTGGCATGTATGCGGGAGAATATCGAAAAACAGAAGACGGCAGTCAGTAAGATGGCAGATGTGGATGTGCCAGAAGTGGCAGGTCTGGAGATGTTGGAAGGGCAGTTGAAACTGACAGGCCTTAACAGGGAAATGGTGGATGCTTTTGTGGAGGAGATTGTTGTGTATGCAAAGGACAGGGTGGAGATAAAGTGGAAGTTTAAGGATGAGTTTGGGGAGGTGGGAAAGGCTCGAAAGCCTTGATAATACTGATTATTCTGGTGGAGATTAATGAGGGGAGGTGGTATAATTAAAAATAAGCGTGAAAAAGTAAAAATAAATATATATTGTCATGAAAAGAAAGAGGTGAAGTGTTTGAAGAAGCAATTGATTATTTTGTCGTTAAGTCCGTTATTTTTACTAACAATACTGCAATATTTTCCATTTGAGAAGTTTGGTCGTGTGGTTGGTAATTTGTTCAATATTCAGATGATTTATAAACATTTGCCTTTATATATAGGAATGTGGGTTTGTTTGATTTGGGTTATGGTGTCTTTGATCATATTTATTAAATTTGTATGTTTTCAACGATATGACGTAGTTGGAGGTTATGAAGTTAAGGATATCAAAGAAGAAAAAGATGCCGGATTGAATTTCTTTCTTACACTTATTTTGCCATTGTTGGTTAACGATATTTCGACGTGGAATGGTTTATTATTGATGATTTTTCTAGTTGCTATAATAATATGTTTGTTGTCGAAAACCAATTTATACTATCAAAATCCAGTACTAATAATACTGAAATATAAGGTGTATAAATTTAAATTTGTTGACAATGAGCATTTGCCAGATGGAGAGTATATTGCATTGATAAGAGGCAATATGGATAGTCGCAACACAATAGAGTACAAGAAGATAGAGGACAATGTTTTAGTTATCAGAAAGGAAGGATAAATTCATGAATAAACATGAGATAACATCAAAAATTAAAGAAATTACAGAAACAGGTGCAGTGTGCGGTGTTGATGTATACGTCTGCTTAAAAGGTGAGGAGCAGGAATTTTATATTGAGAAGATG